AGACAGATTAATCAACCACGATTACCTACACAATATTCACCTTCTAGACAGATTAATCAACCACGATTACCTACAAACTATTCACCTTCTAGACAGATTAATCAACCACGATTACCTACAAAATATTCACCTTCTAGACAGATTAATCAACCACGATTACTTACACAATATTCACTTTCTAGACAGATTAATCAACCACGATTACCTACAAACTATTCACCATATCGATCGAGTAATCAACCACAATTATCCACAAAATATACACCGTATCGATCGAGTAATCAACAACGATTACCTACAAACTACACACCTTCTCGGACGATTAACAGAATATTACCAGCAAAATCGACCGTGAGTAAATCAAAATTATTATCATCAAAACAATATTCAGTTATACCAACTAATGTTGAATCGAAAAAGTTATTATCAGGTCAATATAATAATATTAAATCAGTGAGAACTAATTATAAAACATTATCTAAAATAGTAAAAAAAAAATAATAATTTAATATCACGATGATGTTAATAAATTATATTTAAAGTAATTTCAATCAAATCACACATTATTAATAAAAAAAAATAAAAACTAATTATATAATATCAAATCATAACTATACATTTGTCAAAAATCAGCTATCGATCTATGATGTTATTTATGTCCAATAAAATCATTAAGTATTTACTATATTAACATTGTAATCTAATGACTGAAAATGGTTTCAAATTTGAAAATAATGAGTATATTGATGATATACAAATAGTATAATCAAATATAAAATTTACATTATTGGGATAAAATTTTATGTAAACATAATTGATCCAATATTAATAACTAAATGTAATGATTAGTCAGTATTATTAGGTATAAATTTTATTGATTCTATATTAAATAATAATATAATAATTCAATTAGATCAACATGGATGTATTAATATTGTTACTGGAAAAAAAATGATGTAGTAATATTATTAAATTAATGAATTTTATATATTTGATGATATATAAACATCAATTAATTTACAATATTTTGGGTTTAAATACTATTATTTCAACATATATGGAATTATATATTATAATTCCATATATGTTAAAATTATATAAATATTAGATTTAATAATAATTATATCTGAATACCTTAATATCCGGTGTGTATATGATATTGATAATATATACACACAATAATTTTAAAATATTATCTAAGTAATTTGAAATTTTTAGATTTAAGTTAAATCTAAAAAATAGTTAATATATATATATTCTTGACACAATTAAAAAGTATTATTAATTTTTTTTATAGTTATATAACTTTTTAATAATAATACCATTGTTGCTAAATCATTACAAATATAAATATTTGAATAATCTATTAATTCTTTTAATAATTTATCTAAATCTAATTGAGAATAATCAGAACATTCTTGAATTATTACATCATTAATCGTTAAACCATTCAAACATGACAAATTATTACATTTTAATTTTAAATATTTAAGAATATCTTGTAATAATTCTGAATAATCCATTTATTTTAATAATTGAAAAAATATTTTTTCAATTATTAAAGTAACTAAATTAATATTCGGTATACCATATTATTTAAACAATCATACACTGAATCGGTCACCGATGTTACCATTAAACCAACAATCTTACATATTAATCCCTTAATCATGACCATAATTTCTAAAAATCCATCTACCCACCCTACTATATATGAAGTTATGAATATATTTTATTGTTTCTAGTGTAACAAAATCATTAATAATTGATACACTGTTAATTATCTTGATTATGTTTTCTAAAAATTCATCTATAGTACACCGGGTAGATGAAGTTATGAATAGATTTTAATGTTTCTAGTGTAACAAATTCATTAATAATTGATACACTATTAATCCCTTAATCATAACAATGATTTCTAAAAATCCATCTACCCGTCCTATTATATATGAAGTTATGAATATATTTTAATGTTTCTAGTGTAACCAAATCATTCTTTCTAAAATCTATATATCCACTCTACTATAGATGAAATTATAAATAGATTGTAATGTTTCTAGTCTAACTAAATTATTAACCTTCTAGACAGATTAATCAAACACAATTAGCCATAAATTATACACCTTCTATACAGATTAGTCGATTACGATTAAACACAAATTATACACTTTCTAGACAGATTAATCAATCGAAATTATTTACAAAATATTTACGTTCTAGACAGATTAATCAACCACGATTAAATATACGCCTTCTAGACAGATTAATCAATCACGATTAGTTACAAAATATTTACATTCTAGACAGATTAATAAAAAACAATTAAATATAAAATATTTACCATTTAGACTGAATAATTACAAACTATAAAAAATACACACGTTATTGGTCGATTAACTCAATATTACCAGGAAAATAGAATGTGATTAAATTAAAAGTATTATAAAAAAAGTTGTTTCGAAAAACTTATAATCAGATCAATATAAAAATATTAAATCAGTAATTTAAAATAATCTTAATAAATTATATTAAGATTATTTTCAGTCAAACTACACATTATTTAGATTTACTAAAAAAAATAAAAATTTTTAATAATATAAATACGAATGATAAACACAATTATATTTGATCTTGATGGAGTATTAATAGACTCACGACAAATTTATTATATAGCATTAAATAATTAATTGGAAAATATAGATCGAATAGATCAAGATTCAATATAATGGATTATCTACTACAAATAAATTAAAAATATTGAAAAAAAAATAAAAATTTATCACCAGAGTATTATCAACAAATTTGGGAACAAAAACAAGAATATATTCATAAAAATTTAAATATATATATGACAAAAAAATTAAATTATTTTGCGTATCAAATAGTATAAAAAAACTTTAATATTGGCATTAGATATATTTAATTTTTTTTATACAAGTATATAGTAATGAAGATGTAACAAATCATAAACCTCATCCCGAAATTTATACCAAAATAATTTATGATCATAAGCTTAATTATAACCATATATTAATTTGTGAGGATTAACACATTAATCAAAAATCAGCTATTGATTCAGGATGCTATTTATGTTCAGTAGAATCATTAAATATTGATAATTTATCATATAAAAATTATATTAATTTTCCATGGATTGGAACATCAAATATTAACATTGTAATACCAATGAGTCAAAATGATGGGTCCACTGATAGTAAATATATGTGAAATACAAAACATTGATAATATATTTTTTGTAATTTAAAAATCAAATATACAATTTCCATCATTGGTTTAAAAGTTTATGTAAACATAATTCTTATGAAATAATTGGATAGTATTATTAGGTACAAATTTTATTGATAATAATTATCCATTATTACGAATGATCAATTTATTGAATGGAATATATATGAATTTATGTATAAAACAATAAATAATAATATTGATGGACCTATTTTAAGTTTTTATCAATATAATGATACAAAAACGCATTATATTCAATTAGATCAACATGAGTTTGTTGATAAAGTTACTGAAAAAAAATCAAGGAGTAATATTGCAACTGTTGGGGTATATTATTGGAAACATGGATCTGATTTTATTAAATATGCAAAACAAATGATAATGAATTTTATATATGTTCAGTATATAATTATCCCACATTTTTGCAAAAAAATGTGGAATTTAGGAACATCAGATAATATATAATATTTTTTAAATAATTATATATCAATAAGATTATTATTTGAAATAATATATAAAATATTTGCATTTTTATATTTTGTGGGTAATTTTTAAATCCTGGACCAATAATTAAAACTATTATTTGAATACATTGATCCGAAATATATATGAAATTTTTAAAATATGCTGTTCCCCATGATACAACTAATTTTCACAATTATATATTATATTAATCAAATCAACTTCATTATAATTTGAAGGTTCAATATGTGTCAACTTATGTTTTTTACAATAATTTATCACATTTAATATATTAACAATACCATCACCTGTTGTATTTATAGAAATATTAGATTTAATAATACATATATTTGAATAAGTTATGGTTGGTTTCTTTAGCAAATATTTATGTATTAAAGTGTTTGTAGATATTTCATCTATCATATGATATTTGTTTGGTATAAATGTAATACTTTTAAATTTATATAAAATATGATCATTTAACCAAATTATTTTATTAGAATTTATTATATTATTTGTAATAAAATAATTTAATACATCTAATATTCCTTTGAAACTATTCACATAAACTGCAATATATTTATCTATATATTCAAATAGAATATAATAAAATCCAGGAACAGTTTCATTTGAAAATGAAGTTATAAATAAAATCACGTCATAATTTAATAATGTTGGTGTATTTATATTATATATCATAACATCGTACAATTTCATTATACATATAATTTGGATAATAAACTTTAATTAATGATAACCATTCATTACTATAACTTAATATCCGGTGGGGTGATGATATTGATAATATATTTAAACTATTACCTATAATTTTATCAATATAAAAATATGATTCACTACTAGTTGTAATATTGTCACAATAATTAAACAGTGTAGTAATATTCCTAAAGTCTTTTATAAATTAATAATTAAAAAAAATATTAATTTATAAAAATCATTGTAATGACGATTAAATACTTTATTCTCATAAATATTAAAAATATTCACAACGATAAAATAATATTTTTAATTTGTTAGTTAGAATCATTTTAAATGATTTTGGTATCATAATATTAGTGTTAACGATAAATATTAAAATCTATTCAGAACATCAATAACTTCATCAATAGTAGGGCGGGTAGATGGATTTTTAGAAATCATGGTCATGATTAAGGGGATTAATAGTGTATCAATATTAGGAATATTATCATGATTATTAATATTTAAGATTGTTGGTTTAATGGTAACATCGATAACAGATTTAGTGTATGATTGATCATCAGGATACGGATATTGTTTAGATAATATGGTATAAAAGGTGATACCAAGTGAATATATATCTGTAGCTTTATGATTTTTAATATTTTTAGTTAATACTTCTGGTGCTATATAATTTAAAGTTCCTCTAATGTCATTTAGACATTCATCTTCATAACATGCATATCCAAAATCTAATAATATTATTTTTCCATTATCATACCTGATATTGTCTAATTTAATATCTCGATGGATAATTCTTTTATCATGAATATATTTAATTACATATGCAATTTGTTTACAAATATTAATACATTGAGATAAATCAGTCAAATCATATATTATGTCAATTAAATCATTACCATTAATAAATTTAGTAACTAATATAGCATATGTTAATATCATATATGCATTAGTATAACAAATAATATTATCGATACATCCATCTTTAGTTAAATCATATAATATTTTAATTTCTTTGGTTACACGATCTTTAGTGTGGACATCTTTTACATTAGTAATTTTAATAACATAAGTTTCCCCATTTTTTTGTCCAACATAAATTAGTGGAATACTTAATTTTTTAAAGTTTGTATATTCTCTACTTAATTGATTCAATAACATATTAAATTCCGAATTCATTTTAATTATACTAAATTATTTTTATATATTATTTTTTAAACAAATATCATTTATAACATTAATATTAATGATTAAATTCTTATTTGTATAATGGTGGTATACAAAGTCTGTTCTATTATCCCAGCGGCGGTGGTTTGAGGAACCACTTGTGTAGTATTGAAAATATTATATACTTTAACAGATATAGATATATATTTTAGTGGTGCCAATTGTACGGAAGACGTCCCTTCTGAATAAGAGACATCAACAGTGCTATACTGTCGATAGAATGGAGTAAATCCTGAGATATAATAAGTACCTATACCCGGAATAACTGCAGTTCTGTTATCAGATGTTACTGTGTATCCTTGCATTGTTGATACTGGATTTAGCATACCTTTAAATGTTATATTTACCTCATCAGATATAACTTCAATTATAGCTAAAAATTGTCCTTGCCTGTTTATAAATTTAAAACTTAAATATACCACATTACCATCGGTATTACTAATCGACATTTTTACAATAATATATATTTTTTTTTTAATATTTATATATAACTATGTACTGAAAATTAATCTGTGTCATATTGTAGCTGTTTCGATCTATTATATAAATATTAATTTGTAATATTCATTAAATTAATGTTTATGAGTTAATTGAGATTCACCTTATGGGGTATCATGAAGGAGATCGACAATATTGTGTATCCTAAATCTTGTAGTATCAATATAACTGGTTATTTGAATCTGCATTTAGTATAATAGTATTAACTATTGGATTAAAATAATTGATATCCAAACAAACAAAATATAATTTATACTAATTTGATAAA